TTACGTTTATAGACTAAACCAAATAAAATAAAGGGCTCACAGCGTAAACAACACAAACGCATTGTTCCCTTTTTGGATAAATTACTGATTTGTAGGCATTTGTATTGTTTACGTTTTGAAGTTAAAAAAATTATAATTAGATTTGCATTTTACTAAAAAAAGATTTATAATTTTACAGGCATGAAACCGAATAAAGAAAATATAATCACAGAAATTTTAATCGAGATCGAAAAGGGTTTCGGTTTTAGTCATTGTCAGGAGGTTTTCGGATTAAATTGGGGGCTGCCCCAAACAACTTTCCAGCGTTATTGGAAAATAGCCTCAGAGAGATACAGGGAACAACAATTGGCTAACCAAAATATTTTGGCGGGTATTTCCTTAGAAGCCGAAAAAGAACGCCTTAAAAGGGCTATTTTGACGAAAGACGAACGCATGGAAATTTTAAGCCAAATTGCCCGCGGTGAAATGGAAATGACAAAACACATCGTTTGCGACGGCATTATCCAAGAGAGAGAAATCGATCCCGCTTGGAACGATCGAAAGAACGCGATCGCGGAACTTAACAAAATGGACGGCAGCTATTCGCCAATTCAAACGGACATAATGTCAGGCGGCGAAAGGTTAAACGCACCGATTTTTAACATAATTTTAGATAATGACGAAGACGAAATCGTTTAGGCTTTCAAAGAAACAAACAAAAGCGTGGAATTTATTGCAAGATAAAACCACGCTTTTTGTTGGTTATGGCGGCGGCGCGTTTTCGGGCAAAACGTATTTAATGGCACATTGGCTGGTTTATATGTGCATGACTTTTGCGGGGACGGCGTGGGGGCTTGGACGAAAGGAACTTGTCACGCTTAAAAAAACGACGCTGGTAACGCTTTTTAAAGTCTTTGGCGAGGTTGGTATAATTAACGAAATTCATTATAAATATAATCAACAATTAAACGTTATTACTTTTAAAAACGGATCCGCGATTTATTTAATCGACACCGCATATAAGCCCAGCGATCCACTCTTTGAACGTTTCGGGGGTTTAGAGTTGACGGGTTGCGCAATTGACGAAAGCGCCGAGACTGATCGCAAGGCGATTGATATCTTATTCACACGTTTAGGCCGTTGCTTAAACGACAAATACGATATACAAAAGAAAATGTTAGAATGTTTTAACCCCGCGAAAACACATGTTTACGATCGTTATTACAAACCTTTCAAGGACAAAACCGAAACCGTATCGCGTAAATTTATCCAAGCCCTACCAACTGACAACCCCAGCCCTGAGGTTCCAAATTATATTCAAGGCATATTAGACACGGCCGAACAAACAACGATACAGCGTTTGATTTATGGAAATTTCGAATACGACGACAACCCCTTTGCGCTTTTTGATTATGACAAAATTTGTGACGCTTTTACAAATGCGTTTATAGCCAAAACGGGCAAACGTTATTTGTCGGCCGATATCGCCTACATGGGTGCCGATTTATTCGTCATAACTATTTGGGACGGCTTTATAGTTGAGAAAGTTATCGCGATCGACAAAATAGACGAGACGGCAATCGGGAATAAAATAATCGAGATCGCCAACGAATACAAAATTCCCTTTTCAAATATCGTTTATGACTCGGACGGCCTTCGACGTTTCACGGCTAATAGTTTGAAAAGACTATCGACGGCCAAAGCCTTTGTTAATAATTCGCCAGCCTTAAAAGATAACCATTACGGGAACCTAAAAACCGAGTGCGCTTTTTTGCTTAAAGAGAAAATCGAAAATGACGAGATATTTATAAGCGATCAATCTTTTAGAAAGCAAATAATTGCCGACCTCGAAAACATTTGTCGAGAGCCCGTGGATGACGAAGGAAAAATAAAACTAGAAAAGAAATCGAAGCACAAAGAGCGTACAGGACGATCGCCCGATTTTTTTGATAGTTTAATAATGCGCATGATTTTTGAATTAAAAAAACCAATACAATGGGACTAGAAGAGAAAGCAATTTTAAGACACGAAAACTTTTTCGCGCAATCCGTTTCGATCGGCATAACCTCAAACGAAATAGTTGACAAAATAAATGCTTTTGATTGGCTGGACTTGTCCGAGGCCAAAACCGAAAGCGAATACAACAAATTACTTTTTTCTTTTTTGGATCGGTTTATTTTTAAATACCCAAAAAAATATGATTCGATTGTTAAGAAAGCCTTTGCGCTTTTATTTGTCGAGGCCGTCGAGAATGTAAAAGAGGCAATTAATGCCGTTTCACATAGTTACAATATCGAGGGCGGGTCGTCAGGATTTAAAAACGAGGCCGTCGATAAATTCTATTACATTGAGTATTGGGCAAATAAAAAAAATATTCCTGTAAATTATAACGAAAAAAATATCGAAAAAAGAAACCTCTTTAATTTTGATACAATTATTTTGAGTATCTTAGCCGATAAATTGCGAACCTTCAACGAGTACGAAATGAATAAACCGAAAAAATGATTTTAAAACCTAGAGACGTTAATTTTATTTTACCAATAGTGGGCACGCCTTCGGACGTGTTCAAATATATTGCTTTGTTTAATGGGTACCAATTTTACGAAACAGATTTAAACGGGGTCGTACCAAACGAAATCGATCAAAATTATTTCCTGATCGACAAAATAGATTTAGCCAGCCCCCAGCCAAATAGAACGGGGCAGGAAATTAAGTACGACGGTGTTTTATTTTTGGGTGTACCTTCGAACCCCGCAACGGATATAAACGCCTCGACTTTTGACGCTGGACAGTTTACGAACATTATTTCCGAAATGCTAACAAAGGCTTTTATTGTTCAACTTCAAAATTATATTAAGTGCGACTATGATTTTAATATTAATAATATCCGTCCTATTTACAATTCTAATAAATACACCAAAGCCACCAACGCCACGGGGATAGAATTATCTTATTCGTTATGGATTTAGCGGCAACAGTTGACGACGAACTTTTGCAGCCTCTCAGGGGCGCAATCGTGGCCGACGATTTAGTCGCCACACATCAATTAATCGACTCGGTTAAATTAGAAGCCGAAACGACCGCGACAAAACAAACGGTTAAGGTTTACGCCTATAGTTATATTTTAGAACTGAGAGACGGGGAACAATACAAGAGCCCGCCGAATTTAGAAGATATTCAAACGTGGATCGAAGCGAAAGGACTTGAAGCAACTTTGGACGCTCACGCGGTACTTGCCACGATTTTAACCGAGGGGACAACGTGGGACAGAAAAGGAGGATCCGCACAATTGCAAAATATTTTAAATAAAACGAATATCCAACGTGTTATGGATATAGCAATACAGGAACAAAAAACAAAAATACTAAGTACAAAATGGCAATCACTTTAATAAAAACCCCCGCTTTATTTTTCAACTGCACGGCACCCGTGATTTTTGAATTTACGACCGACGCCGTTATCGGGAATTTCGACGATTATGTTTGCGACATTTTTATTTCGTCTTTGTATGCAAATAAAACGGCAGTAATTAGAAACATTTTTCCCAATACACACACGAAAGTCTTTTCCGTAGACACCAGCGAGTTTTTAAAAGCCTTACAATTAAATGGCTTTGAGTTTAATTTTGCAGGATCTAAAAATTTGGCAGTCGAAAAGTTTACTCTCGATTTAAAAATACGTGACGGATCGCAACCCGATAGCGAAATTTTTTCTTTTGACGATTACTATTTCGACAATCTTGTTTTTACCGACGGGCTTAACTCAGTGGATGGCGTGTCAGTGCAATATTTTTCTATTTTAGGCGAAAGGCTTTTATTTGATAGCTTTACAAATCCGTTGGTTATTGATAAATTAACTTTTTTAACCCCTGGGGTTATAGAAGTTTGCAAAGGTTTTGACAATTATATTTCAATATTCAACAATCAACTTTCGGGGCAATCCGTAACCGTTGGGGGTATAGCTTCCGCCCTTGCCCCTGTTTTTGGTGTTGGCACCTATAAGTTAACCGATACACAAATCGACCAAATAACGTCTTTGCGTGAAGTAACGAGCAGCGACCAAAATCCAGCAAAAAAATTATTTGCTTTTCCTTTTAAAGATACTTGCAACACGATTGTGCAGTTTCGTTTCTTTAATCCAAAAGGGGGCTTTTCTTATTTTTATGCAGTTAAGGCCGCCCAAGCCGCCGACCGTTCAAAGATTACTTTTTACGATCGACCATATATAAACGAAAACGAAAACAAATCGGCAAGCGTTCAATCTGATTCCGAATATAAAAACCAAATAGAGTTCAAAGGTTCCAAAATCATAGGACTAAAAGAAAATTTCGATTTCCTTTTACGTTCGCCAAAAGTGGAAATGAATTTAAAACAATTGAACGGAAACGATATTTTTATCGAGTGCGAAGTATTAGGAAATTCCGCGGACAGATATTCGCATTTTGATTTTAACCTTTCGGCAAAGATTACTAATTCCCAAAATTTTAAGCTATGATAAAAATCATAATTAACAATGAAGAGTTAGACATCGACGCTGGCGTGGTTGTAACTTTTAAAAAGTCGCAACAACTTAACGGAATCCAAAATCAGTACTCCTTTTCAAATAACTTTAATCTAAGAAACACCTCGAAAAATAGGAGGCTTTTAGGTATTAACTATTTGCCAAACTCGAAAGCAAAGAGCATGACAATAGGGTACGATTGCGACATTATTTTAAACGGTTGTATCTTTTTGAAAAAACAAAAATTAAAAGTACAAAAGGAAGCAAAAGACAATATTCCCGTTTACCTTATTTTTTCAGATAGTTTTTTCGTGTCAAAGACAAAGGAAAAACTTTTGTCCGAGATAGATCTAAACGCGAATTATGACAAAAGCGAAACCAGTTTTTTAAGTTTAAATTCAATAGTTGGCGGCCTTTCACGAACCGCCCCGATATCGGCTCAGGATACTAGCACTTTAATTGTAGTGGAAGAGGTGCCCGCGTTAATAAATTTAGTACAGTTAACACAAATAATATTTTTGCAAATAGGCTACTATTATATAGGGGATCTTTTTGTGGATACCGAGGCAAAAAAATATTATACAAATCCAAACGTTGGGGCTTATGGTGTAGGTGGGAAACCTCTTTTCGATCCGTCCATGACTTGTTACGATTTTATAGTTTCTTTTTTGAAAACTTTTAACGGTTACATCGACGTTTCGGATTCGTCAAAAACGATCGGGGTTTACCTTTGGAAAAATATTGAAACCATAAAAGAGAATTTTGTCGATTACTCGGATAAATTTGTTTCTTTTAGTGATTATAGTTTTGAGGGCGGCCTTGCAAAAAAGAATACTCTCGAATATTCGGGAAGCCCCGCTTTTTATAATTCCTTTTTTGAGAATAACAAATCAATTGCAGAAAAAACCTCTTATTTAAAATCGAATTTTGGGGCTGGCAACATGCGTTTATTTGAAGATCAACAAATAAACGAAACAGGCTTAATAGATTTACGAATTATTGGCGAAACAACCGAGGCAAAAGAGCTAAATATATATAGATTCGAGACAATGCCGACGTTAATAACCTATTATAACGAGGGTTTAATGCACACCGCCGCAATGTTTAAAGCGGTTTCGCCTAATATTTACGAAATTTATAGAAACTTTCATTTAGCCTATACGAAAAATATTGCTTTGCCTACGATTGCAAATCTTGTTTTTCGTTATGACGCTATTTTTTTAGCTAATTTAAACATGCAAAAGGTATTTTTTCTAAAACAATTGTCTACTTATTGGCTTCCTTTGGAGTTAAACTTTTCAACTGAAAAAAAAGAAATCAAAATCAAGGCCTTAATGGTAGAAAAAACGCGCACGGATAGCCCTATAATCTACGATTTTAATTTGTCCGTGGGATTTTATGGGATTTATTCTATTGACGATACACGCCTTATTTATGCGGCCGCGAACGTTTCGCCGATTTCTACTTTTGTAATAAATGATTTTGATCTAACGAAAAATAATGTTTTTGTTACGGGGTCGGACAATGTAAGATCAAAAATTTTGTCTTTTCCTTCAACAATAGACGTACGATCTAAATTTATTTTAGAGGTTGAAAACATCGAAGCCGAAAACATATTAAATAATTCAAATTTATTATTTCAATGTATTTCCGAAGAGGGGGGACTTTCTCGAGAGGGTAAAATAAATATTGCGCACAACGGACGCGCCAAATTCGTTTCGGATTTTAGAAGTCTTTTAGATATTGAATATAGCTACGCGCGTAATGACGTAGACGACTTCACGAGGTTTTTAAATTATAGCGGAAAAATAACAACCCCTATAAATATGCCACTTACTTTGTCGCCTATGGTTGGGGACGTAGGTAGCCAAAGCGAAGCGGCCGAAAGTTTCAAAATTTTAGCTTTACAGAAAGGCCAATTTATAAAAGTAACGCTCGCGATCGGGAACGCAAAATACACGTGTTCAAATAGAGGGGGCGGGGCTTTGGCACAAACAAAAGTAACTTACAACGTATTAAAAAACGGTGTTGTTGTTTTGACGTTACACTCAAATGGTGCCTCAGACGATAAGAAAAAAAGCAGCGGCGAAAATAGCGAGGCAAACATTTTAAAAAGCGCAACATTTAGCGCGGCGGCTGGCGATAATATATCTTTTAATATTAAGATTACAGGACAGGAACAAAACCGCCTCGGCTCGGGAAATATGGACGGGGGCATGGTAATTAAAAACATAACTTGGAAATTCGAAAGCGAAGAGCAATTATAAAACTATGGAAGAAACAATCATAAACATCGCAACGCTAACAATTGATAGCGAAAAGGCAATCGGCACAATTGAACAAACGAAAAAATCCGTTTGGGATTTACAGAAAGCAAACACGGAACTAAGAAAAGAGATCCAAAAAAACGGCGACGCTACAGGCGAACAGACAAAACAATTTGTCGACAATGAAGCCGAGATAAAAAGACTAAACGGCGTTTATAAAGAGCAACAAGCAGCAATGAATGCCTTGACGCTGGCGCAGGTTCAAAACTCGACGGCAATAACTAACAACGCGAAAAGTATTTCGCAGGCAAACGCTCAAAATCGCGAATTGATCGCAACCCGTAACCAAGTAAACGCGACAACTACAGAGGGACAAAAAGCGATCGAGTTAATAAATGCTAAACTCGATCAAAATAATAATTTTATTCGAGAAAATTCCAGCGCATTAGAAAAACAAAAACAAAACGTCGGGAATTATAAAAGTGCCTTAGAGGGTGTCGACGGCATACTTTCGCAATTTGGTATAAATGGACAACAAGCCCGAAACGTTGTCGCGGGCTTTGGCAAAGGCGTAACGGATTCCGCAAAAGGGGTGACCGAATTTACCGCAAAAGCCTTTGAGGGTACAAAAGCAACCCTCGGCTTTAAAACTGCCAACCAATTAGCAACGGAACAACAACAATTGCAAACCGTAGCATCGAAAGGGCAGGCCGCCGCAAACACCGTTGTGGCTGGCAGCCAATTAGAAGCGGCAGCAGCGACAAACGTATCGATTTTATCGTTACGGGGTTTCGCCGTAGCCTTAGCCGCGACGGGGATCGGTTTAATTGTGATAGGTGTCGCCGCTTTGGTAAACTACTTATCAAAATTAGATCCTATAATGGATAAAATCGAACAGTTAACGGCAGGGGCGGCGGCGGCTTTTGACGCCTTAGGCAAAGCCGTTTTTAGTTTAGATTTTAGCAACTTAATAGGGGGAATGAGTGACGCCGCAAGTGCGGCCTCTAAATTAAAACAAGCCCAACAAGATTTGGCCGATCTTCAAAGTTCCCAAGAAGTGGCCAACGCAAAAGAGAGCCAACAATACGACGAACTTATTTTAAAATCAAAAAACAGAACGTTAACAGATAAACAAAGAACGGATTTTTTAAAGCAAGCCCAAGCAATAGAAGAGCAAAATTATAAACAACGAAGCAATTTAGCCAACGCCGATTTAAAACAAGCTATCGAGGCCGCACGAATAAAAGGCGACCTTTCAAATAAGGAACTCGAAAATCTAAACCGCAATACTGTAGCATATGCAACTTATTTATTAAACGCTGGCAAGATTACGCAAGCGGAATATGACGGAATAAAAAAAGCGGAACTTGGTAAAATTGCGATTCGTGCCGAGTCTACAAAAAGACTAGAAAAAAACCAAAACGCTCAGGATAAACTAGACGACGACGCAAAAGCAAAACAGGACAAAGCGGCAGCGGACGCAAAAACAAGAACGGAAAAAAACGCAAAAGACAGGGAAGACAGACTTAAAAAAAACCTCGCGGATTCCGTTACTATTTTCGAACAAGAAAAGCACACCGCCGACGAACAAATTAAATTTTATACTGAGTACTATTCAAAACTTGACGCCTTGCAAGGGGGCAAAGGCAAGATAAAAAACGCAAACGATTTATCTTTAAAAACGCTGGCGATTGCAGAAAGTACGATCGCCGAAGAGTTAGCCCTTCAAAAGAAAAGTTTCGAAGACAAAAAGAAAATAAGCGAAGACGAAAAAAACAATTTAATTGCAAACGCCGATTTTTTAAAAGCCGCCGAAACAAAAAAAATAAATGATAGCTTACTTTCAGAACGCGACAAAAACAAAGCCTTAGAGGAAATAAACGCGGGATATTTAGCAAACGTCGCTATTGTAAACGAAAATTATAAAGTCTCACAAAAGCAACGCGACGAAATCGCAAAACAGGAAGCCGCAACGTTGGCAAATGTTGAATTCGAATTGCATATTTTAAGACTCGAGGAGGAAGGCGCGAGCGAAACCGAAACCAAAAGGGCAATTTTAACCGCACAATTAGAAGAGAAAAAAAGACTTTTAGACGAAGACTTTGCCAACCAAAAGAAAACGGCCGAAGAGGTGCGCGCTTTAAAAGAATTAGAAGACAAAAAATATTCGGCAGCATCTAAAAAAATAGATAAAGAGGTCGCCGCAACTAAACGCGCGGGCAATATTAGCATGGTTAAGGATTCCCTTAACGCCGCGGCGGCAATATTTGGCGACAATAAAGCCGTGGCGATCGCTATGGCCTTAGTGAATACCTACGAAGGTATTTCGGCGGGGGTAAAATTGGGTTATCCCGCGGCGATTCCAGCCGTTGCAATGGCCGCGGCCACAGGTTTTGCAGCCGTTAAAAATATATTAAAAAACGATAAAAACGGAGGCGGCGGCGGTGCATGGGGCAGCGGCGGCGGTGCCACAGTTT